AAAATTTATTTAAATAACATGCAGCCTGGCTGTTGCGCTACACATATGAAGTTTAAAAAGTTCTAAAGCTTCGTCACTTTTTTTATGAAAAGTTAAAAGAAAAAGTGGATGAGTCGGGGAGCGGGGACGTCGATTGATGTTGCACGCTATTGATGTTGAATTGATTACTCAACAAATAACGACATTTTGTCGAAATATTATTAACAAATTGCCATAACTGTTTAACGGTTAATTGATTAGTCGAAGCGAATCGAACGAACCCAAACACATTAGGCTGATGATTTTTATATTTTGGATTATGCATTTGAGGTTGAGGTTGTTTTGATAATTTGAGGTTGTTTTGAAGATAATTTCCAAAAATTAAAAGAAATTAAATAACTATTGGTTCGGGGTTGCAATGAGTACGAATTTGTTATCCAACTTCGCTGATTGCAATGAAAAAGTGTGATCACTGGCGATAAGTAACTGCCACAAATTTGTGATACATTTAGGACTGTGGAAGTTCGCCCTTAAGGATAACACCATTGAGATCGGGCTCATTGAATTCCAAACACCAAGACGAAACCAACGAGCTCTCGTTCATCTCGATATTCCAACCGGAAGTACCTGAGCGACAATGTGGCGGGTGTGGCAGCCATCTCCAGTCTTACCGCAGCTTATATTCATGCTATATATATTCCTATAGTCTTTACTGGCTTTACCTATAGCGATATATTTCTAGCTCTATAGCTAGTCCTATATGCTATTTATACCTCTTTAAGATACATAAACTTATTTAAAGAGTTATATATAAAATACCAAAGCCACGAAAAATCGTATGGAGCTATAGCAAATCTAGGATATAAAAAAAACGACCAAGCTCGCCACATTGCCAATCAAAGCTACGCTCAAGTATTTATCTGTCCTTAAGACCATCAATAATGCAAGTGTCGACGTTTAGTCAGTGTCAAGTTACAATAATGACTCGAGTAAAGCGAAATTAGTCGAATTTAATACGTAGATTGGTAATGAGTCGGTGATGCACCTGCTCGCTATCCGCTCAGCTTGGTCCGTAATGCAATTTACCGTCGTTCACTGTAGAGGCGCTGGTGTCGGGAGACAGAGAGAGAAAAAGAGTAAGAGAGTGCGTCGTTTTTTTTCCACTGACGCGTGCGCACAACTACGATACGATGCCGGCGTGAAAATGCTAACTCGGTACATTACCGTCTCACTATCTTCAAGACTTATCCAAGAAAAATCTACTAACAGATACTAAACTATGGAATGAAATGAGCACGCAAAGAATGGATTATCATTTATTTCATCAATCGAATTAAATTCAATGTGGTTTTTAATGAATTTGATTACAATAAAATAGTTTATCTAATTTCCGAGCAACAATAATCCAATGGCAGATACACTGAAAGTTACGACCACGTACGACAGCATGAAAAGAATCCAGTTCAGCATAAAACGATGAACAATTCCTTTCTCCATTGTTTCTTCATCCATTTTCGTTGCGTGTCTTAGGTCGAACATTACGGCACACAAGAGACCAAGATTCATAATAAGAACGCCAAAGAACGTCACAGACAAGAGTTCGTACAGCACATTGACAATTTGCTCCTGTTCTGGATGCGGATTATTGGACATCAGCGGATACATCAGAGAATATCCAAGTCCACTGACAATGGCTATGATTGTTATGCCCAGAATGCACGCCAGAGGGAAAATGCGATGCAGACAACGTTCAGCAACACTTCTCCGCTTTTGCGCCTCTTTATCCATTTGTATTTTTGAAAATGCAAAGACCGTCGGTTCCTCGTACATCGTTTGATCAACTTCTGACATTACTTCTGCCACTTTTTTTCAATTGAATGCACAACTAGTGTCGAACGTCTTGCGCAAAGTCTAGAGATGAACTGACTTAGATGAATAGTCTAGAGATGAACGGGCGTATAACAGTGTCTAGAGGTCAAAGGTAATGTTGTTCATAGCGCGCCGTCTGGGTGATTTGATTGAAAGATAACGATGTCATTGCACTCTGCGCAGATCGATATTGCGTTCGACGGCGCACCGAGAAACAATATCTAGTCAAAGACAAATCTAGTCTAGTTAAGGACAAAGTCCTACATTATTCAAATAACTTTTTTTATTTAGATGCCGTTCTAATACGACTCTATATTATTCCAAACATATCTATGTATCTGGTAGAAAATATATTGCGATCTTATAGATTTTTAATCAATATGAATACATTTTTTTTTATACCGAGCGAATATATATTTGAATAAAATCATTTTTTTTATGTCTTCGATATTTGTATGATT